TTATTTTAAAATTATCGTCTTTAAATTCTAAAATACTATCAATAATTCTTATTAATTCTGAATCCTTTTTAATTTCCATTTTATTGTTTTCTCTATTTTATATATATATATATAATTCCATATATAAAAAAAATCAATTTTTATTTAATTAAAATTAACAATTTCTACTATTTTTCCATCATAATACCAGTTCATAAAATTTAGATGAAATAATTTTTTAAATTTATCAGTACTATAATTTTTTATACTTTTTAAATATAATCTATTTGAATTATTTGCAAATTCAATATCATAATTAGTCGTATTTATAACAATAATTTTTTTGTCCCATTTAAAATTATTTATTGACTCTATATCATCTTTAATTTGTTTAGTTTCAATTAAATTAAAATAAAACACATTTTGATTATAATTAGTCATAATTTATTATTATATTATAATAAATCATTTTTTTAAAATTTACTTAAAGAATTAGATAATTTATATATAAAGAAAAAATAAATGACTAGTAAAATTGGAATTATAAATAACTGTGACTATACAAAAGTAGTTAAAAAACTACGAGAATTTTTTGATTCAAAAGGTTTTTTAGAAGTACATACCCAAAGTAGATTAAGTATTCTTGCCGCGTGCGAAGACCCTAGAACTATTTCTACATATAATTATGCGGGTCAAGTTTGGCCTCTACCACAAACTGGTCAAATGTGGCTAGAATATGAACTTTTATCTAATCCAGAAGCAAATGGTTTTTATTGTGTAAGCACTAGTTATAGAAATGAACCAAATCCTGTACCAGGAAGACATGATAAAATCTTCCCTATGTTTGAATTTGAAATGAAAGGTGACATGGAAGCTATGAAAAAAATGGAAGAGGAATTACTAAATCATTTAGGTTTCGGAAAATTCTATAATGGAACTTATCCTGAAGGCGATTATACAGATGTTGCTGAAAAATATGGAACTAAAGAACTTGAGCATGAGCATGAAGAAAGACTTTATAAAGAAAATGGTCCCGTTTTCTTTTTAAAGCATTTTCCAAATTATAGCTCCCCTTTCTGGAATATGAAACAAGCTAGTGACAGCAAAATAACTGGTGGACATGCCAAAAAAATAGATGTTATTATTAATGGAATTGAAACAATTGGAAGTGCGCAACGATCTACTGATAAAGACGAAATGAAAAAACAATTTTATGAAATTAGTGATGGTGCATATGCCAACATTTTATTTAGTAACTTTACTAAAGAAAGAGTAGAAAAAGAATTAAATGAATTTTTAGAATTTGATTTTTTTGAACGTTCTGGTGGAGGTATTGGTTTAACTAGACTAATAAGAGTTATGAAAGAAGCAGAATTGCTTTAATAATACTCTAATTGTAATATATTGTATAAACATGTTGTAAATATTTTTTCTAAAACTTTATTTCTTTCATTTATATTTTTTTTTGCAAAACATAAATTAATCAAGAATTTTTTATTTTTTTTATGCTGAGTTTTATATAAACTAGAAATAGGTTTGGGAACAGCAAAATCTATATAATTATATTCTAATAATTTATTAATTATTAAATTATCTTCTATCATTTTAATTGTTTCCATACAACTATGATAATGTCTAATGTCTTTTAATAAATATTCATCATGTTTGTAAACTATTAAAGAGTAAATATAGTCATGAATATCATCTGGTATATAATCAGGTATTATCATAATATTACAATACATATTAAATTTAACTATTGATTATCAAGATTTCCTGTATTATGAAGAAGCTCTACTGGTTGTATTAAGGATCGTCCAGGTTGTCCCTGTGGTAATGTTATTGTAATTTCCTCTGCATCCTCTTTTTTTCGCTCTTTGTTATATTCACTTTCAATATTATATGGATATCCGCCAATCCATTCTCCATCATCTTTTACAAATTTTAGTAAAGGTATTTTTGGACAATTACATATCGATGTAAATCCAGGAATACCAGGACTTCCAGGTGGTCCAAAAGCTCCTGGTGTACCTGGTGTACCCGCAGGTCCCTGTGTTTCAATTACTTTCTCAATTATTATATTATTATCATTATTAACAACCCCTAATTTATTTTGTATTCCACCATCCATTAATTGTATATCTTCTACGTTTGTAAATTTTTCCATTACACGTCTATAAAAAACAATTATCAAAACTGCTATAAAAGATATTAGTAATATAACCTTTGTATTTAAAAATTTATTATAAACCATTTCTATTTAATAATTATTTATTTTTTTCACATAATAAAAAACCAAAAGGAGTATTAATTATATATGATGGATAATCATTTAAATTAATTGAATCTATTTTATCAATTATTTCACTAATATGATTATGGTTATTATTATAATAATACACTCGTTTTGTTTTATTTTTAAATTCGATAATAACAAAATTTTTAATATCGTCGTAATATGTTATATCAATATAATTATTATATAATAGTATATTATCGAATGAAGTTTTTTTAATTAAATTATTTTTTGTTACATTTTTTCTTTTTGTTTCTAAACTTTCGAGATAATTTTCAGTTGGTAAAATTCTAGAATTATTTTTATAAAAAATATTGTATTTATTTGAAGATAATGCAGTCTTTTTTAATCTAAATTTACTATATATTATATTATTAAAACTAAACACATTATAAATATTTATAATCAATAATAAAAAATAAAAATATGTTAGCATTATTAAATAATATTATATTGTTATTATTTATATATTTATTTAATTACATATATTTAATTATATATATTATATAAAATATATTTAAAACAATTAAATAACAATATAAGACATCTACAAATGTTTTAAAAAGAAGCATTAAAGTTTCCTCAAAGTTACTTACATATTTATCAGTTTCTAAATTATCTTTTGTTTTATTTATCATAAGCATTTTTACATTATTTAGTTTTTTAATTTTAGTTAACTGTAATTTATGATAAGTTATTGGAGTAATAATAAAACTATATATATTATAATTTCCAATTAATATAAACAAAATTAATATTGTTTTTGTTCTAAACATTCTATAAAAATAAATATATAATATTAAATCATTTTTTTAATTCGAATATGCTAATCCACCCATACCAGAAATTATTCTTAATACATTATAATTTACAGCGAAAATACTTATTAATCCTGCTCTTCGCGATGATAATTGTAAATGAGCACTATCTATACGAGACATATTTAATGTTCCAGACGGTTGATGCTCTTCGGGTTTTAATGCAAACGAATACATATTGATACCTTTATTATATTCGCCAGGTGTAATTTCATGATGTTGATATGGTTGAATAATAGAAAAATAGTTTCCATCTCTTTCTGTAAATCTTTCATTACCATTTAATTGTAATTTAGCATGCGCTGTACAATTTTCTATTATGTTTGCGTGTGTATCTGAATCCATATCATCGCCTATTTCATTTTCTTTAAGATGGTTATAAGCATTATATTGATTATTACTAAAGTTATTCCAATAAACTTTTCCAGTAACACCTGATTGTTTTACAGTTATTTCTTCATCATCTGTATTTGTTAGTTTTTTCTCAGCATTATCAGAATCATTATCTGGTTTTATTACCCAAATAAGTTCTTTACATGGATGATTAAAATTTAATTTAACATTTTTAAATGAATAATTATTTTCATCAGTATATCCATTTAATATAACTTCAGAACCATTAAATTGTAATTGTTCTATTAAATATTCATGAGATAATTGAGCAAATCTTCTTCTTTCATCAGTATCTAAGAAAATATAATCAACCCATAGTTCTACATCCTTTAACTCAACATTACCAGTATGATTACTGTTATTTTGTGAAGCACTAGAGTGTTTTTGGATTACGTTGTCATTATAACAGTAATTTCCCACATAAGTATCTTTTATTTCTTGTTGATTGCAAAATTCAATGCTAAGTTTAACTTCATGATATTGTAAAGCAATTAAAGGTAAAGATAGACCAACATTTCTACAAAACCAAAATTCTAAAGGCACATAAACATCATATGTTTCAGTAGATGCTAAAAATATTGAACTATTTCTTATATTTCCTCCTACCATTTTATTATAACCATCTTTTTTACCTAATGGCATACTTAATTCATTCCAAATATACATCCATTCAGAATAATGTTTATCTATTTTTTGCCCACCTATTTCTAATTCAATTTGTTTTAACAATCTATGACCAAAATAGGGAACTAATGCAACATTTCCTGTAGCTTTTAATGTTCCTTTGAAATATATTCTGTTAATTAAATCTCCATTTCTTGTTATCAAAACGTTAACACGAGAGCCGAGTCTTGCAGTTCCATTAAATGTTTGTTCTATAGATTCAATAGCAAAGTTTGTATGACGACGATATACAACTTTAAAAAAAGTTATTTGTGGATTACCAGTTAGAAAAACATCTTGAGCACCATATGCTACTAATTGTAAAAGACCACCACCCATAATATATCTTTATACTATATTAGGAGAAAAAAATTAGACTTATATAAATTTAATTGGAATATGCAATTCCTCCCATTCCTGACATTATTCTTAGTATGTTATAGTTAACAGCATAAATAGAAAATATATATTCTGAAGTAGTCACACCTTGAGCTATTTCAAACTTAATAAATGATGTATCTATTCTAGACATATTTAAAGTGCCGGATGGTTGGTGTTCTTCGGGTTTTAATGCAAAAGAATATACATTTATACCCGCATTATTTGGAACATTCTCGTGATGTTGAAATGGTTGAATTAAATTAAAGTAGTTATTATCTCTTGATGTAAATCTATCATTACCATTTAATAATATTTTAGCTTTAGTATACGTATTTCCTTTTGCAGAGCCTCTTGGTCCTAATAATTTTTTCATATCATTATAATCAGTTATAACTGTATCCTTATCCAACTCGTTGCCATCTCTACTATAATTAAACCAATTTCTATTTATTTCATGTTCGCCAGTTATTGGTTTTTTAATAGTCCAAACCAATTCTTTAACAGGATGGTTGAAATTTAATCTTATTTTTTCAGATAACGCTTCTTTTCCTGTAAATTGTAATTGCTCTATTAAATATTCATGAGATGTTTGAGCAAATTTTCTTCTTTCATCTGTGTCTAAGTAAATATAATCGACCCATAAATGTGCATTTAAAGTAGCAGTAGCTGGGGTTATTGACGATTCCGCCCCTACACCAATTCTTGTATAACAATTTTTTTTTT